ATGGGGGAACGATTCTAACTGCCATAGATTACCTCGGAGCTAGTCCTGGAAATAACATTCTTGATAAAAATCCTCTGGTATCATCCTGCTTCCATCCACTTTCAGTGAAGGTATAAGAAGCTCCGGAAGTATCATCAACTGCTTTAGTACCAACCTCTGTGACTGCTGGAACCCAATCTCCGACATTATTAAGAAATGTCCATTGACCGCCTGGTGAATTAACTTGACCACCAGACTGACGCACTCTAGAGACAAATTCATCACTTGGAATACCAGTTGGCTTATTTTCTGGCTCAAAACCTTCAGGTACTCCAGTTGCTCCAGTTCCGCCCTGACCCATAAGCAACTGTTGTAACATTGCCTCAAGGGGTGAGGGAGCGCTTGAAGCTGCAAGTTTCTGTTTCTCTAGATCAAAGGCTGCTTCGTCAAATAGCCTCTTTAATGCGCTATCTGCTTGTTGTCGTGCAAGTCCAGCAGCGCCCTGATCAGCAGCAACTACTCCCTTATAGGCATTGCTTCCAGCAGTTACCAAATCACCAATACTACCAAACTGAGACTGAAGCAGATCATTGAGTGAGACAAGGGGAACCGTGTCGGCTGCTCTGTGTCCACTGATAATGGCCTGTTGCTGAGTAGGAGAAAGAATAGTCCCAGAAGCTACTTTACCTGCCACCTCAGAACGTGCTCTATCAGGAGAAGTTAAGAAAGTTTGAAGCGCGCTCTCTCGCTGTTTAATTAGCGGAGAATCGGTAAATCGCTCACTAATTGCACTGCGAAGTTTATCAGGAAGTGTGTACTGTGCAGATGAACTAGAGATAGCCTTCTCTTCAAGGCTTCTTGCTCTATCTTCTAGTGGCTGAACAGATGATGTATCTATCATGCTTTAACTATAATCCAAAAATACTTTGTAATGAATTAGTACCTCCAGCTAATGGGTAGCCAATGAAATTTTGCCTCTCAAGCTCTCTCTTCTGAGCAGACTCGGTTTTCTGACCCAAGACATCTGTGGAAAGAGCAGTTTCTTTTGCTGCTTGAGATGTTCTAATTCCAGTGGCTTCTTTAGTAGCAATATCTTCAAGGTTGCGACTCTCTCTAATCTGAGACTCAGTACGTGCTCCAGTTTGTTTACGCATAAAATCAGAAAGGTTTTCCTCTCCCTGAATCTCTTGCATACCTGTAGTTCTCTCTCTTGCTCCCGAGCTAAGTAATCCAGATCCAGCAAAGCCTTCTTCACTGCTTCTAATAGTTTCCTCGACATTGGCTCTAATACGAGCTGATGTTGTTTCAGTAGTAGTATCAAGCTCGGTTCGTAGACGCTGCTCATCTTGGAGAGTGCGTCCTCTAGCTCTAGTTACTCCAGTAAGAAAATCACGCAGCTCTGCCTCATAGTAAGGGGAAAGACGCTCTTCTGCCGATTCTCGAGCTAGTACTTCATCAAAAACAAAAGGATTTTCTCTATCAAATTGACCAGCTCTTTCAGTAGCTTCTTTGAGGGGTTTGGTAATCTCATCTAAAATGCTATTAATAAAGTCTGCTGCGGGGTCGCCACTTTTAGCGCCACCTTTAATAAATGATTCTAGCTCATTGTCTGGAACTGCTCTAGCTGCTCTAAGAACAGAGTCAGGAGCTTCTTGTCCAGTGACCTGTCGGTAGGTGTTGCGAATTATTGCGTCAGATGAAGCCATATAGTTACCTCTATATTACCATTCTATTCTTAAATACAACAACTCGATACTTGAAATTGAAATTGTCTGGGCTAAAAGAACCAGCCCACACTAGATTAATAGTGATGTTGGTTTTACTTGCTCCAGCAGAAGCAACAAAGGGAACTGGCACTTTTCCTTGTGGAGCAGCTGAATAGAAAGAGAATACTGTATCATCCGTGCTTCCATACATCATAAATACAGGCACATAGCCAAGATTGTGAGTTATGGTGGTAGTACTAGCTCCGTTACTTGTATTGTTATAGGCTATGTTTCCATCCTTAGTTAAGTGATATTTCAGATAATCTGTCTCAGAGTTGAATTGCTGTTTATAGAGAGGTGCAACGTTGGCGTTTATTCCTGCTTGAGAGACAATTAGCCCAATGTCTTGGTGAGTAAATCCCACAGGTTCATCTTTTCCTCCTGCTATATAGGCTGCTGGTTGGTCAAACAATAGGTAGGCATAATCCATTGTCTTGTCACCAACTTCTGCTGATTCGCCTCGACTCCCATAGAAAATGATATGTTCTTTGTCAACTCTAGATTCTGAGTCATAGTCGCTGAGCCCTAGATTACCCAGATCTGTTCCTGCTATCCACCAACGTTCTAGATCATCGGGATACTCAAAATAGGTTATAAAGGAGGGCTCGTAAGCAAGTCCGTGATGAAGCTTGACGGTCTTATCAAAATCAGCACTAGGAATAGTGAGACTACCCTGGCCTTGTTTAATAATCTTTAATTGAGTGCCAAGAGAACTGGCCACCAGGTTATTAAGATTCCTGGTATTAGCATCGTAGCCATCTTTGGAAATATTGAAAACAGTATCACTCATTATATTGGTTGATATAGGGCGTAATATCGTACTTTCTTGCCACTAGCAAATGACCACTGTATGCGCGTTTTATCAGCTCCGGTAAGTGCAGTAAATCCAGCCCACATAAAATCACCAGCGTTGTTTTGATCTTCTACGTAACTAAATAGAATAGGTATGTATCCAAAAACATGACTGATCTTTTCTTCACCTGCTAGAGTGTTACGAAATCCAGTCTTTCCTATACTGTGCATGTAATGCTCAGAGCTAAAAGAAATATCTCTAGGATTACTAGAGGTAGCTTCTTTACCCTTGTTAGAAACTCGAAGACCAACATTCATGTTTATCCTGATGCAGCTGCTAGTAGCCCAAGTAGCACTCGAAGATTAAATTGATCATATACGCGCAACTGCTTGTCGGTTAGATCAATTTGAAATTTGCCATCCGCACTCTGTAATAAATTTCTTGTTCCAGTAATGTCGATTAGTAGATTGCCATCTCTATCTCTGATACGTAGTCCATATTCACCATCATCGAACTGACCCATTTCAACACGATTCACCAATCCATCTGAAACACTATACAAAGAATCATCAAGATTCAAATTGCTTCTACCGTCGTTAGAAGAGATTGTGCCGCTAGAAATCTTGCTACCACTAATACTATCAGTAATAGCATCTTGATCAATTGCTGAGACTTCCCCAGATGGGGGTGAAGTTTTATCTAAGAATAGATCAAAACCATTATCCAGATACGACACGCTGTACTCCTTCTGGTCGGTAAAACGTACTAATCTTCTCGATCAGTAAATCCGGTTCAGCGATATTATTTCTCATAAACCGATACGCTACCCCAGAGGCACTGCGATGATTAATTGGGAAATTGAATTCTGTCTTATCCCCACTAATTTCACCAAGAGATTGCCATGAGCCATCTACTTCGTTTGGCATGTCATACAGCTTAAACTGGACAATAATACCTCGACCATTGCGAACAATGAACTGAGCTCTGGTAAACGAGACAAGACTCTCTGATCCGGCTGGATATATTGGGTATGTTTCAGCAGCAAAGGGAATTGGTCTAGTGTCATAGGTATACATTGATTCGTCACCTGTTTTGAAAACACTATTATCATTGTCCCCAATGTAGGTATTTAAAAGATTGCTCTCTCTCAAGTAGGCTGAGTCTTTGATGACCTTTCCAATGGGATCAATTGATTGTGTATTCGTAGTAATGTCATACGTCCAAACAGCATTGCTTAGGCTGATGCCGTAGTTACTATTGGTCAGATCACCAATATAGGCTCTATATAAATCGCCCTCAACCCATCCAACAACCTCTGGGATATTAGAAGAGCTAATGCCAGCAATGTGTTTTTCAAAGGCATTGCTAATCTTTTTAACCTCAACACCATCGCATAGGTAGAATCCGGTACGATTGCCCTTAGAACCATGAAAATAAATAGTGAACCGATCTTTGACATTTTGTACTGAGCGCTGTGAGGTAGTTCCTGGAGCCCCTTTAAACTTAACCAAGCTCCTATCATCATATCGACCTAATGAGTAGTTTTTAAAGATTAAGAGCCTGTCGCTATTTTCTCCAAGACCAGTAATGTAATCCCCATCTTCAGTATCAAAGTCAAACCAGTTAGAACCAATCCAACCAGAAGCATTAGTTATTTGTTTAGGAATGGGCTCAAGAACTGTTATCTGATCTTGACTATCAACTCGAGCTACAGTGTATTTGCCTAGAGAAAGAGCTGCTCCATCAAGCAAATAGAATGGATCGCCTGCTTTAATACCCGAATCAATGAATCCAATGTCAAGTCGTGAAGATAGGCGTACTTTATTATCCTGATCTTTGACCGTACTAAACTTAGAAGACCAGAAAATGCCCCAGCGCAATTTGCCTTTCTCTGAAGCTAGGTTTGAATAAAAGACGTGAGTGGGGAATGTAATCAGGGAAGCATCAATGGCTGCTGCCAGGGGGTCAGTCGCCCAGGTATCAACACCAGACTGCGGTAATTTTACATATGCCTCATAAAGTTTGTTTTTCAGTCGTTTCTGATATTTAGCCATTGGCATCTTACTGGCAAGATCTGTTTTCCAGGTAGTGCCGTTAAAATGTCTGGGTTTGTCTTTATAATTCTGGAAAAAGGTATTGCTGATAAACTGTTCAAAACTTGCTTTATTTCCGCTAGTAATATTCTGTGCATAACCAGTATTATTTGAGACATCAACCAAGTCATTGCCAAATGCTGCGATTAGCTTTGCTGTTCCAGAGATAGTGTTTAGGGCTCCTAGTCCGTCGATGTCTGCCATTATGATGTGCTCGTGCTAGTTGTAGTACTTGTAGAAGTAGAGCTGGAAGTAGAAGTTGTGGTGGTAGACGAGGAAGTACTTGTCGAGGTAGTAGAAGTTAAGTCGCTTCCAGTTTGTTCAAAGCCTCGAGCTATGGCAATTCCACCAATTTCACCAAACCGTGCATTTTGTGCAAAGCGTAAATTATTCTCTCTAGCTTGAAAACGAGAGGTTTTCTCTTGAGGTCCACCAGAAAAATCTTCTTGTGGGACAACTCTCTCGGGTTCTAAATCAGGCACAATAACTCCTTACCAGTAGTTGATTCTATCCGATTGGCTTCTTGAATGAGATCTGCCCCTGTATACTCGGCTTAGATACCCTCTACCTTTAAATTTCTTTAGTACTCTTGGTTTCTTTAATGCGCGCAGTTTCTTGTTGTGAATACTATAAAGGAGTGCTAATCCTGTTAAGTTTTCGTTGTCTCTCTTGTCTGGAGGAGGACCAAAGAATAAGTCTCTGTAAACTTTGGATTTGCCGTCGTTACCTTTAATCTGCTCAATCTCTGCTACTGCAAAGTAGACGAGTAATTGAGGAATAGGGATTTTGGTTGTGTCACTAAAACTGTCATAGTCTTGTTCAAGCTCATAGTAGTCAACATAAAAGGTTCCTCGTCCAGTGGTTGCTGGAGTTGGATACACTTCGATATAACCTGAATCAGAACTACCATCACCAACTAGGATTCGATATGCCTCAGCCCAATCATCATCTTCTCGATCATTGTCTTGGGTCAACTCATAAAATTCTAGGTCTGTAAGCTGATCAAGTGGGTATGTTGTGTCGACCCCATCGCTATTGTCGTAGCGATACCTGATCTGTCCAATAAAATCAATGTAGTCAGAGATACTGTCTAGATTATATTTAAACGTGCTGGCAGTTGTAGTGATAGCACTGCTCGTATTCTTCCAAAAATACCACCCACCTTCTGGAGATTTTGCTCTGATAATGTCTTTAGCTGCGGTAAATAGACTCAGTATTTCTGAATCACTTACTATTTGCTTATTGGGATCAGCAACGATTTTTCGTACTCTTTGCACCATTGAACCAATCTGATTTTTACTATAACCCGATCCAGCCTGAGAGCCAGAGTATTCTGAGAAATCACCCGACGCTGAGTTATAGAATCTAAACCTATAGGAATATGCGTCAGTGCCACCAGAGTGTACATAAATGGTATTTAACTGATCCCACTGAATATCAATGGTTGTAAGTACAGCCCAGGTAGAACCATCGTAGTAAGAGATTTCTACCTGATCATATTCTGATCTGTAAATAGGAGTATTGGAGTTGTGATCAAATTTAAGAGTTCCTGAGAGAGTTATTGTCTGGTTTCCCGATATGCCAGTAATATTGTCTGCCTCTGTTTGTTCTTCTCTGGGATTACCAACAACCGCAATTTGAGTTGCTGCAAAGCCGACGTTACTATCAACCGAGAGATTGCTGCCGGTTGTATAGTCAGCATTTAAATAGGTCTTCTGTGTTTCAGATAGATCTGGATGTGGAATTCTTAGTCTTCGCGCTGATGTAGCCATAGTTCCATTCTATTTTAGTTTGTACCAAGCGTCAATTCTGCCATGCCTTATCTATGGTAAATACATTCTCTTCCTCAATTGCTTCGACGCTGAAAGCAAAACCATAGGTGGTAGTGGTCGAGGTGGTGGTTATCGAGGTAGAAGTGCTGGTCGTAGTACTACTGCTGGTGGACGTGGTGATTGAAAAGGTAGTTGTAGTCGAAGTTGAACTAGAAGTAGTGCTACTTGTAGACGTTGAAGTAGTCGTGGTTGAGCTGCTCGTACTGATTGAGGTTGTGCTACTCGTACTTGTCGAGGTAGTAGTTGTTGAAGAGCTTGTTGTAGTGCTGCTACTCGTAGATGTTGAAGTAGTCGTAGTGCTCGATGAGGTACTTGAAGAACTTGAGGTGGAAGTAGTTGTCGTACTCGTTGAAGTGGACGTGGTAGTAGTCGAGGTTGATGAAGAAGAACTAGTGCTGGTGGTAGTCGTTGAAGTAGAAGTACTTGTGGTAGTTGTCGACGTACTTGTCGTAATACTCAAAGTTGTACTGGTAGATGTCGAAGTAGTAATTGAAGTACTCGTTGAAGTCGTTGTCGTTGAAGAAGACGTGCTGGTAGTTGTAGTTGAGGATGAAGTGCTGCTACTGGTAGATGTACTAGTTGTAGTCGTGCTCGTTGAAGTGGACGTGGTGGTCGTTGAGCTAGAAGTACTTGAAGAAGAAGATGTGCTGGTTGTTGTCGTACTCGTAGACGTACTCAAAGTAGTAGAGCTACTGGTTGAAGTAGTAGTAGAAGATGTCGAAGAGGATGTTGAAGTCGTTATGCTAGTACTCGTGCTAGTTGTGGTAGTACTTGATGAGGTTGACGTAGTAGAAGATGTGCTCGTACTGGTAGTTGTCGTTGAAGTGGAAGTTGAGGTTGTGACGCTCAGGGTCGTGCTGGTAGAGGTAGTAGTTGAAGTAGATGTGCTGGTCGTAGTTGTAGAACTAGAAGTACTACTAGTAGTTGAACTACTAGTAGAAGTCGTAGTCAAAGAAGCTGGATTAGTATCTTGAGTTAAAGAAACTCGTCCTTCTGTACTCGCGGGAGTATTCTCTGGTACAGTTAGATAATCAATGGAATCAGTTGTGGTTAGAGTAACTGTATCTGCTTGGTCATTGCTTTTAGTTTCGGTATTTCCGATTGTTACTTCAATAGCGGTATCTGCCTGATTTTTTCTAAGAACAAAACGACGACTTTTACCAGAGCCAGGAGCAGTTGTTAGATCAGCATATAAGTTTTTAAGAACATAATTTCCGCCAGAAATAAGACTTTCTGCATCTGCTTCAGTTGAAATTGAAGTGCCGCCTGGTATTCTTAGATAATTGTCAGCTCCGGTAGGCAGAGCAAAAGTACTTGGAGTAGAGTAGGTCATTATTGAGTAATGATCGGTAGTAGACTCTAGCAATAATGAGACGCTTCTAGCTTGCGCTGTCGTTGGTGTTCCTGAAGGAACTACTTCAATTCTCAACAGGTCTTCAGCTGCCATTGCTATGCTTAATCCAGTTACGTTTCCAGTTGTTGTGGCGGCTCCCGTAATAGTAACGGTAGATGATGCTTCGTTAGATCCATTTTTTTGGATAGTAAATGCATAGCTTTTACTGGCTCCTGGTGCTGCTGTCAAGGCAACATACATTGCTTTTATCGTAAAAGCATGAGGAGCTACTATTTGATGTCTTCCTGCCGTAGTAGTGGGATCGCTCCTGCCTCCCGTAACACCAATGTAGTTGGTGGCAGAAGTAGATAGGTTGGCATAACTAGTACCAAGCAGTACATTCTCTTTTGCTGTGTCGCCTTCAAACTCTAAGCCAAAAATCACATGACTAACTGTGGGCGTTCCAGACGAGATGGATTTAAGAGTTAGTCTGTCTCCAGCAGCAACCGTGAAACTATTAGTTGTGTCTTCTGCATAAGTAGAGGTGTCTGAAATAGTTACGGTAACGCTTGTGTCGGCGTTATTTTTTCTGAGAGTAAAGGCCCAACTGTTGCCAGATCCAGGAGCAACCGATAGTTTTACTCTAAGGTTTCTAATAGTACCAGCCGCAGGAAAAGTGACTTCCTTAGTAGATTCTGTGGTGGGCCAAGCACTTGATGAGTCAGTATTAATTTGACTGTATCTGGTCCCAGTTGCATTATTTGCTCGTATTTGCGCTAAAATTATTTGTTTCATTATTCGCCTGGGTGCTCAATCTCAAAATACATATCTGCTGTCTCTACTATAAACGCCATGCCAATCGTTGTGGTTGTTGAAGTGGTTGTAGAACTAGATGTGCTGGTAGTTGTGGTCGAAGTACTGGTGGTTGTAGAAAATGTAATTGAGGTACTACTCGACGTAGAGCTAGTTGTACTAGAGCTGGTTGACGTGGTGGTGGTAGAGCTAGAGGTGCTCGAGCTTGTGGAGGTAGTAGTCGTACTACTACTTGTGCTTGAAGAAGTTGAAGTGGTGGTTGTACTAGTTGAAGTGCTAGTTGTGGTGGTGCTGGTTGTGGTACTTGATGAAGTAGATGTAGTTGTCGTACTCGTGGATGTTGTAATCGTCGTGCTTGTGCTGGTTGACGTAGTTGTTGTTGAACTAGAAGTACTGCTGGAAGTGCTGGTTGAAGTAGTAGTCGTACTACTACTTGTAGAGATGGTTGTGGAAGATGAGGTGCTAGTAGTCGTTGTGCTCGTACTTGTCGAGGTGGTAGTTGTTGAGGTAGACGAACTCGTTGTAGATGAAGTGGAAGTACTGGTCGTAACACTTTGAGTGGTACTTGTGCTCGTTGAGATAGTCGTGCTCGAACTTGTTGAGGTGGTAGTTGTACTACTAGATGTACTCGTTGAAGTCGTTGTGGTCGAGGTAGATGTACTAGTCGTAGTTGTGCTTGAAGAAGTAGAAGTGCTAGAGCTAGTCGATGTCGTGGTTGTACTAGTTGAAGTAGAGCTTGAAGTCGAAGTCGTTGTGGTCGAAGTCGATGTACTGGTGGTCGTAGTGGATGACGAAGTGCTGGTGGTTGTCGTACTGGATGATGTAGAGGTAGTTGTTGTCGAGGTACTAGAACTAGTGCTTGTAGTCGTGGTTGAGGTAGAGATACTGGTTGTACTACTTGTAGAAGTTGAAGTTGTTGTGGTCGAAGTTGTTGTGCTCGAGCTTGTAGAGGTTGTTGTCGTTGAGCTGGATGTACTTGTCGTTGTGGTTGAGGAGCTAGTAGAGGTCGTGGTAGTTGAAGTAGATGAAGACGTACTAGTGGTAGTTGCAATGGTTGCCTCGAATGGATAGTAGGCCATTAGCCCTGTTTCCCCACCACTCAATTCGACATTGTAGTTGTTGGCAATTTCTGTAGCCGTTCTTTCTGTATTCCAGATGCGTACCTCATCTAAAACACCATCTAAGGCAGTAGATCCAGTAGGATAATCACCAATTGTTAGCCCCTGGTCGGTGTTAGCAATTGAAGTACCAGTGTTGCTAGAAACAGTGCCAATGCTTGATCCATTGACATAAAACGTCATATCAGGAACAGAAGCATCAAAAACTATAGCGACGTGATACCAGGTAGCGGTGCTCGGAGTCCATGCTTGTCGAACGTCATTAGCAGCCTGATAGTTGTCTCCAGTAGTTGAGTAGTTGAAGAAAAGCTGTAGCGTTCCGCCGTTATTGATTAAACCAATACGATATGATCTTCTATTGGCTGGAGTATGAGAATACTTATTGATGATTTCAGCAGCATTGTCAGTGGTTGGAAGACTTTCAAACTTGACCCAAAACTCTACCGTCATATCTCCAGTTATGGAAAGCGACGTTGAGTCTGCTGCGGTCATGTCATCGCCTTCAGAGGCTTCAAAATCAGCAGCGATGGTGGTTGCTGCAAAAGCCAACGAAGTTGTTACTTCAGCAGCACCATTGTTGGTAAGTGTATTTCCGTTTCCCGATTTGTCGTTTAAATCTATTGCCATATTAGTAAGTCGGTATGTCTACTTGAAACCCATATTGTTCAGCTGCTTCTACAGTAAATACCAGAGCATCAGTGGTTGAGGTAGTCGTAATACTTGTAGAAGTTGTAGTTATTGAGGTGCTTGTAGTGGTGGTAGACGTACTAGTAGTCGTTGTGCTTGAAGAAGTAGAAGTCGTGCTACTTGTAGAAGTGCTGGTACTTGTAGTAGTCGTTGAAGAAGAGGTAGAGGTAGTGGTAGCTATTGTTGCCTCGAATGGCCAATAAGCAACCAAGCCTGTTTCGTTTCCAGCTAGTTCTAAATTATAATTGTCGGCGATTTGAGTACTAGTTCTTTCTGTATTCCAAACGCGCACCTCATCTAATACGCCGTCAAGAGCTGCCCCTCCCTCTGGGTTGTTTCCAAGTCGCAACGCTGAGCTGCTATTAAATAAAGAGGTTCCACTCCCGCTAACAGGGCTGCCTTGAGCGACTGTATCAACATAATAAGTAACATCTGGTACTGAGGCATCAAAGACTATAGCGACGTGATACCAGGTAGCTGTTGATGGGCTCCAATTCTTGCGAACGTCGTTTCCGGCCTGGAATGTGCCATCAGTAGAGTATGCAAAAAAGAGCTGTAGTGTTCCGGCATTATTAATCAAACCTACACGGTATGAGCGCTGATCACCAGTCGTGGTAGATTTTGAAACTATGTCAACTGCATTGCCAGAAGAAGGAGTGCTCTCAAATTTGACCCAAAATTCAATAGTAACATCTCCTGTAATTGACAAAGAAGTGGAATCGCTCGCCTCCATGTAATCAGGGTCAGCTGCTTCAAAGTCTGCTGCAATGGTCGAGGCAGCAAAAGGTAGGGAAGCTGTTACTTCTGCTGCGCCTGAATTAGTGAGGGTATTACTATTTCCAGATTTATCGTTTAAATCTATTGCCATACAGTAAGCATAGCATGGCTAACTAGGTAACTAAAACATCCAGTGGAGCAGAGTAAAGGAAACCTTCATGAGTGAAAGCTGCTCTGCTCCACAAGAGGTTCTAAATATCAATTATACCGATTTTAGGATCACGATACATGGGATGCTTCCCACCCTTATCATCAGTCCATTTTCCCCAGGGGTCCATAGACTGGCCATTGTTTCTCTCTGGAGGCCAAATTGAACTTACATCTAACCAGCGTAATTCATCTATGATAGGGAGGCTTTGACCAAGTTGTCCCTGGTTGTCTTTAGAGGAGCCCCACCAATGCCACACCCAGGACTTAGTAGCCCCAAGCATCCTGTAACCATCTCTATACGCTCGAGCATTAATATCATAATCTTCTCCGCCGCCTGGATAGTATCGCTCTTCAAACAATCCAATCTTCTCAAAAAACTCAGCTTTGAAGGTAGTGTGCCAAGTTGCAATAGCATCAGTCACCCCACTCTTACTTCTAGGAAAAGTAGCGGGTAAGGCAACTGGAGAATTAAGAACGCCTCTTGTATCAATATCTGAGAAATCTCCTTTTAGAAGATAATCATAGTCTTCTTGAGAAAACTCTTTCTTGTAACCAATAATGTCGATATATTCGCCATGTGGTCGACCATAGCCCCATAGCGGAGTACGTGGAGATTCTGGATTAACCGCTAGAACTTTTTCTCCATATTGTTCAAACGTATCAAGAATTCCTTGCCACCAGCCGCCATTCATATACTCAATATCGTCGTTAGCACAAGTAATATATTCTGCTCCCCAATATAAGGCGTGAATGATAGCTTCATTCATAGACTTACTAAATCCTAGATTGCGGTGTGGACGAAGTACGAGGTGAACTTTCGTCATATCTAATTGCAAGCCATCAAGTGTTTGATCCACCACAATCACCCGATTTTGGCTCATATCAGTGTACTTATAAAGCGTTTCTAAGCAGCGGTGTATATAGTCGGGTCGAATAGGGTTGTAGATAAAGACGTTTTTTATCATGCTATTTCTAGTATTGAGTGGAACTGAGTGTTCTCATCCCAGGGATAGCCTTCCTTTTCCCATTTTTCTACTAATTCATAAATACCATTGCCAACACAATTCCAGGTATGACCATGAACCATCCAGGGATGATCTATCTCATATACGCGCAAATGTTTAGGTCTGCGATCTTTATTCAATACTCCTGGTTCGGTATAGACTGATTCTTTATGATCAGCCACTACAAACCCAGCATTTTTACAGACTGAATAAGTATCTCTACTTATCTGCCAGCCTGGAGCTTTAAATACTTTCGTAAAACAACCCATATTCCAGGCATCTGTAATCTTTTGATTGGCTTCTTTATATGTCCATTCCATACACTCAAAATTCGAGCGGTGATCCCAACCATGTATGCCAAGTTCAATCCAGTCGCCATGATCTTTTATTACCTGGTGAAAGAAATCAGATTGATCTTTGTTCTCATAAAAAGGGATAGCAAATAATGTCACTTTAAGATTGGGGAACTTCTCTTTAAGCGGAATTAGCGCATCAAGACAATTTCTATCTGGTTGCTGTGCAAAGTCGTCAAGATCGAATATCACGTGGTCCATAGCCATTCTTCCTCGCTTTCTCGATATTGAGTATTGATACGTCTATTTCGTGTAATACAGTTTGGTCAAACAAGGGACTCTTCCCAGGATTAAGATGTTTAAATAAGTTGATGATCTTGGTTCCTTTTCCAGTTGCTATGTTGTAAATGCCATTCCATCGACCAGGAAGCTCAATAGCATCTCTAATAGCCCAAACTACATCTTCAACATGAACAAAGTCTCGAATGGCCTCGCCTCGATTGTTCAAAACCTGAGAGCCATTAATAAGTTTTGAGTAAATGCCATGATCGGAGTTATAACCACAAACATTGCCGAGTCTGAATATGACATGATTCTCACAAAAATGTTCAATAAATTTTTCTTCTAAAAGCTTAATCTCTCCATACTCACCAAATGGATTGGGGGTATCGTCTTCACTAGCGTTATTGGCATTTCCATACACAGCAGCACTTGAAGTAAAAATAAATCGAGACTTAGAATGCTTAGTTATAAGAAGCTTGGTGAATTCATAGTTTTCATCAAAATTGTCAAATAGATTGGCAGCGCAGTGGACAACCGCATCGTACTCGTCGTGGATATTGTTTAAAGATTTTTCGTCCTTTTTATCTATTCCTCTGACATGATGACCAGCTTCTCGTAGCTCCCAAAAAACATGAGAGCCTATAAATCCCAGATGTCCTGTAACCAGTATTCTCATTTTACGTTCCCAAGATCTTGTCATACTTCTCAGCCATATCTTTAAAATTACTGTTCTTGATTACCCACTCCCTGTTCTTTTTTGCAGAAAAATTAACATTAAAATGATTGATTGCTATATTGGGAGTCTGGTAAATCCAGTCAGGATTCCATAGCTCTTCTGCACCCAACCAATGATTGATAACTGGTCTAATTCCTTTTGCTGCACACTCACCAACTACATACGAGTACGCTTCCTTATAAGAAGGAACTAAGCAATAATTAAATTGTTCCAAGAATTCATTATAGTCTGGAACGTGTTCCTCAATAATGGTAACTCTATCTTTGATACCAAGTTTTTCAATAAGGTCGAGATGAAACACTTTCATGTATCCATACATACCTGTCCACTTGCCTTTAATTGTCAGCTTCCAATTGCCCCAGGGCTTTAAATCACAGAGCATGGCAAATATCTTGATACCTTCTGATACATTCTTTAAGTGCCAGTCAATTTCATTGCAAGGAATTAAAACATTGTAACCAAAACTATTGCCATCTTTTCTGAATGTAAATTTTTGAGTATCTATGCCGCATTTAATTACCTCAAGTCTATCCCATCTGTTCTCAGATTGAAGTTTCCGAGCAATGTGTGGAGCGATGGCAAACTGATAATCTACCCAATCAATAATGTCCTGGTCACGAGCTAGACCCTGCCAGACCTCCCAATCAATAGCGCGACAGGCGACTTTAGGCTTCTTAGCTTCTGGATGTTCCTTGTACCAGTTATATAAATAATGAATGTTGTTTTCCCAGCCATCCACAAAATAGAGATCAGCCCACTCGAATAAAATCTCTGAGGCTCCCATCTCATACTTAACCTCATGGCCTTTAGATTCCCAATGCTTTTTGAGATCGCCAATGAATTTAAGCTGCTGGTTATCTGCGATGGCTATCTTCATAATCCTTCAAGTCTTTCTTGTAATACACGGCGAAATAGCTGTAGCCATATTGGAAATCGCTCATCTTTTCCCAACCTCTTTCAAACCACAACTTGTCCATGTCATTACCTGTACCAAAATCATTTTTCTCTGTAGCTGGACCAGGAGTATCATTTACATAAGCATAAGAAGTACCACCAATAGGAACGCTTAGAATAACTAATCGGCTAATATGCTTAGTAGCCTGATCCATGAAGTGGTGCATATCATTAAGATGCTCAATTGTTTCAATGCTCACCAACACATCTGCGTCAGGCAATTCACAAGTGTCTAAATCGTGAACTTCATAGTTAATGTTTGGAGCTTTTACTCCCCAAATATTCTTAGCATCTTGAATACACCCCTCATCAACTTCATAACCAATTACTTTCTCAGCAACTTGTGACAGGAGGTAGGAACCATAACCAGTAGCGCAAGCCGCATCAAGCACTGTTTCTCCTGGCATAACCCAGCCACGAGCTAAAAAGTATCGGGAAACATGAGGTGCGTTTGCATCTCTTCCCCAAGTTCCATAAGGGTTTGCGCCAAAGTGTCCCGCCATTAGATGCCTCCGTTCAAAAATCTGTCGATTAATATATTTAAATCTATTATGCGCGCTTTGCTAGAAAAACGCTCTTGAGCAATTCTGTGTCCTCTTCTTGCTACCATAGCTGCTGTAAGAGGATGGTGGAGATAGTGCGTTACTTGACTAACCATTTCATGTTTGCTTGAAAAATAATCAACGCCGTCGCGCAAAAACAGCTCCATACCTGGCACATAGCGCTGTAATAAGAACCCACCAGCTAGAAGCACTTTTCCAACCCTATTGCTCCAGTAACCCCAAGTATGATCATTGACATTAAATCCCATAACTATCTTAGCTTGAGAAACTTCGTCGTTAAATCTTTCTCCGTATACTGCTGGATGTGCTTCAAATCCCAGATCTTGCCATTCTTTATAGTTCCAACTGAATATCTTTACAGGATGGTGTTTGTTCAAATATGTAAGCCACTCAACTCTGTCGCCTTGTCCAAGTTTAGTACCAAAGAAGACTACGTCATTATTTTTCGTGCCTGTAAAAGTGGGAATATAGCTATCGGCCACATCAAAGGGGAAGTACTGCCACTTAATTTCAGAAGGCACTCTTCCAAAACCATCATTGGTTAATAGAAGGTCTGCGGCCTTACTCATAATATAGTGGAAGCCGTCTTCGTTATAATCCATGTGATCCCACACCCAATACAATACCTTTGCCTCAGAGTGTTCTCGTAACCTGTCAAAGTATTTAGCATCATTGAAGTGATGCCACTTGCATACGATATTAATATCAGCAACTTTAGGAAGCACCCAATCAGCTTGCGGGACATCTCCATTTACATACCCATGCCATTGATCACGAGGTACTCTATTGACGACATGACCCAATTCTTCTAGTTCTCGTGCCAAATGCACTTCGTCGGCAACTTCACCAACATATCCAGTGGTAAATGAACCTATGAAATTAATTGTGAGCCGATTATGAGGCATTTTAGCTTGTCTTCCTCGAGTAGAAACCCTCCCACCAGGGCGTAAAGACTCTTCCCATGTTGACAGTTGGGATTTCAAAGGTTGCTTCCCAAATACCATCATCAGTGCGAGGAAATCCCCACTTCTCAATAAAGTAATCCCAATTCTTGCTCCAATAGCTTCCCTTGCTTGGATGGAAGGTTCCACTGGTTTGTGAAAAATGATACACAGGACAGCCTGTTTGCTGGAGCATTTTTACACCAGCTAGTTTCAGTTTATATTCCAGGTCGCTATCCGAATTAGAGCCCCAAGGATCGTAATTAACATCATAACCACCAACTAAATCCCAGACTTCTTTTTTAATTAAAAAGGGCAAATTAAAGCCACTACGAAGACCCTCGCCCTTATGACCTTGTGCATAGGTTAAAAATCTCTTTTTATCAAAATCACCATCAGCGCCGCCACAAAAGTACTTCTTAAAGGTTACTGCGCCATCGTTAGGCTCGATAAGTTGAGGAGAAATGGTACATGGCTCATCAAAAGAAAAAGCCCAACTACTATATGCTCCGGTTAGTCGCTCAAACCAATCTGGAGGAAAGATCATGTCGTTGTTAGAAACCATGACCCAAGAGGTTGTGACAGTAGCAATGGCTGCATTTACTGCTCCACATTGACCCTGACGCTCTACCCACACTACTGGAATGTCTACCTCTCCAAAACCTCCAAACACACCGTTGTACGCAATTATGATGTTCTCTACAGGAAACCCTGACTCTCGTAAAGAAAGCAAACATTCTTTCAAGGCATTGTCTGCAAGAGGAGTACTTAAATGAGGAATTACAATTGTGACATCATTTTTTTCTAACATAATCGAACAACTCCCATGCTAGTATTTTTATCAGTGCGTTTGCACAATTTAAATTCGCTTACCTGTTTACGATGAGTGTCAACAAACTCAGAGACAGCCCACATAACACCTGGAGAAGTTTCATCACAATCATGGAAAAGCATTGTCCCATTTCTTTTCATTTTAGGAAACCAAATCTCAATATCTTTTTTGCAACCCTGATAACTGTGGTCGCCATCGACAAACAGCACTGTGATTTCTTCTGAAACAAGATCGCTTAACTGATGACTATCCCCTTGAGTAAAAATAGTCCCTGGAACTTTGGGATCTTCCCCTAAATCAATGCCGCAAATCCTAACGTCGTCTTTAGCTACTTTTCTAGCAATACTCAACGAGCGACCCCTATCAACCCCAATCTCAAGATAACACTCTCCTGACTCTAATTTTTGCACTTCTGGAACCAGCACTTCCATATCATAGATGCTGAACTGGCCAGGATTGGCTTGCTGCTCCAACTCCTGATAATTAATCATTTCTTGCATCATACGTCCTTCTTACTACTCCGACCAATACTAGACTGAAAACCAAGCCGACAGTTAATCCTAGAACTAAACCCATAGTAAAATACTGAACAAATGGCGCTGGATCAGCAGTAACAAAGAAAGACATTGAGACATCTTGCATTGGATGACCTGAACCAGTAGCTATCAACAAGTACTCAGTCATTTTTCTCCAGCCAATAAATAAAGTTATACTTACCAGGATCGTTAATCACTTCCCCACTAGTTTCCTCGATAATTTTAAGATTGTTCTTCTTAAACTCTTCTTCCAGTACTTCTCGAGAATATTCTTGTAGGTACGTGTCTTCCCAGGGCTTTTCACCCTCCTCTTTATTCATCATATTGCGGTCATTTAAGCGTGTTCCGTCGGTAACAAAATCTCTCCACAGCACAATCACCACATACTTTTTAGCTACTCGAGCTGCTTCTCTGATAGCTGATTGATAGTCATCTAAATGATCTAAGCAGTGCATAAGCACAACGGCATCCCAAGAACCAGCATTCTCCTCTAACTTACGAGCGTCTTGAACCTCAAAATCACCTTCTGGAAAATGTAATTGACACTGCTCAATCATCGCCCACGAATAATCAGTACCTTTATATTTGAGCCTCAGTTTTTTTTCTTTAATAAGCTGATAAAGCGGTCCTGTTCCACATCCTACATCAAGCATTGATTCTGCTTTGAGAACATATCTCAAATTATTGAGCAGATAGGATCTATGCTTAGAATCTCCCATCTGGTACTGGCTGTGAAAACTATCCCAAAAAGTACGTTCTTTCATTTAGGCCACCATGTTTTCTCGTCGTAGTTTTCTCTACGATCAAAACTTAATACATATTCTTTTAAGTCTGGATTGTGTTTTTGCATCTCTGGAGTAAACTCTTCAGGATACCCCCAATTCTGTCCAAAGTTATGATAAGCTCGAATACGAGAACAAATGCCGGTTTTATAACCAGAATTTTGAAGTCGTGAGCAAACTGTTCTTTCTTCATGGTTCCTTCCTGCTTCAATGCGAAGCTCCCAACCTCCTACGCTTTTTACAAAATCAGTACGCATAATACGAAACACCGCACCACACATATTTCTCTCAAGTACATCTTCTGGATGATCTACAGGGATTCCCTCTGCCCCAATAAACACATGGGGACACATAGAGATAGCACCATAGTTTGATCGTTGATTCATGTATTGAACCATTCTAGATAACCAATCACCCTCACCAGTACTTCCCTCAATAGGATCTAAATCAGGAACTAGTAGGTCTGGGTCACTAGTAATAAAGTATTCACTATCCGCCAAAGACACAGCTACATTCCAAGCAAAGTGAACGCCGGTATTACCAAATACTCGATGAAGAGGAACATAGCGCTGCACTCTAGAATCAGTCTCAGCCCACTCATTACCACCATTATCAATAATAGTTAGTTTAAATGGCGTACGAGTACGTGCATATAAATATTCCACACACTCTTTAGCAAAATGCTGGCGCTCGTAAGTTGTGATAAAAATGTCGATTGGTTTGGTCATAGAAGCTGTTCCCAGTTGTTTTTGTATTGCTCGTACTTCGATGTTGACTTAAATTTCTTATTTAATTTATATGTTCTCAATCTTTCTGGAGTAGCTATAGCTATAGAAACCTTCGCTCCTATCTGACCTTCTGGAATAATGTAAAAAACATTATCTTCAACACACCAAAGAACAAAATAATCTACAACTTCACTATAATCTCGCTTATTATATTTTCTCGAATATAGCCCATCGCCAATTCCTCTTACTTGAGGCTGTCTTATACTAAACGAATATCTCCATGAATAAGCCTTTTTATCCAAACTCGGCTTAATTGCAGTTTTTATTTGCAACCTTTTCCCATTGCTTACAATTACATCAACTCCCATATCTTGATCAAAAGCAGCTCCAGACAATCCTCTAAGAAGAAGTTCCGATCTTACTCTCAGTTCTCCAGCCTTTCCTATTAATGGTCCACTATTTGTATAATCCATGAGTTTATTATACACCATGCTTTCATTATTTATTATATACACAGTGCAAGTGCTTATCGATAGGAAGAGAGTGATACTTCCTTGTATATTTGTAAAATAGGTAGAAATCATTTCCCCACGGATTACCCAATTCTTTAGCAATCTTTTCTGGCTCATCCTCGTGGTCGACCATAAAGTATTTTTGTAATTCAGGAAATTCTTCTTGAGCTGCAATAGAGAAATCCCAGGGATTCCACAGCTTGTCAGTTGTAGTAGGAAAATCACCGAGATCTTCCCAAACACTACGATGAAAAATAAATGTACCATTTACAATGCAGCCGCCACCAAATTCTTCGTGTCCTACTTCTTTCATTTCTGGCTTGAAGACATCTCGACTCGTGACCCGACCATCTCTATGAATATAAATATTTCCAAAGTTAAACATCTTGTGTTCAGGATTTTCTTCAATCATCAGATTGCAAGTCTCAAGGTAGTGAGGTAAGTAAATATCGTCACTATCAAGCAAGCAGAACCATTCACCCATAGCCTGCTCAAAGCCCTCTCTTAGCGCATATAAACGCTCTAGGTGTGGCTGCTGGAACCACCTAACGCTTCCAACCTCGTCCAACCAACTCATGTCAAAATCTTCGTTGTCAGTTTGATCAACAATAATATGCTCAAATTTTTGAAAGCTCTGGTTTAAAAGACTTGATACACACCGATCAAGATCTCGCCTTCTAAACTCATTATGATTATAAGCAGGAGTGATAACACTGAATTTAGGCATTAGGCAGACCTTCTATACGTTAATACTGGTTTTCTTTCAGGAGGTGGTGTCACTGTGACTTGGGGAGCAGCGCCCTCCTCAACAACTCTCATATCTATTGATCCTATGTCTTCATACTCGTATAGCTCTTTAATTGAGATGTCTTTTTCTTGTCCAAAATCAAAACCAAGTGCTCGTAGTGTTTCTGGGTTCTTGATCCACTGTCTCTTGCCATCTTTAAGAAAAAAGATTTTATCTCCAGTAGCTTGAGTACGCACGACTCTTGGTTCTTCTGCCAATAAATCCTCTGACTCAATTACAGCGCCCTCAATCATGCTGTCCTCCTAAGTATTTCTTGTTCAATTTATTAGCTTCTTTAAGCAAGGGAAGTTGGGTATATTCTGCAAACGCTTCCAGATCTTTCTCTAAACACTTACCACCAGCACCGCGTTTTTCCTTATGCCAAACTGTTAAGTGATTCTTACCAATCCACTTGCGACCATACATTGCTCTTTTGATTGTTTCGTAATTAGCACCAATTCGTTGTGCTTGATCATAAATCTGGTTAGCAAATACTACTTTAGTTGCATAGTAAGTGTTGATAGCGTATTTGATCATCTCAGAGGTAAGGCTGTCTGTTTTGATGATGTTTAACCCCTTATAACGACCCCTGTACACAGCAGCAACATCTTCAATATATGCCTCGTTCTCTCCACCAATAACCGCTAGGTCTGGGTGATTTATGTCAGACTCCCAGGTGTCTTCGCTTAAAAACTCAGGATTATGAACAATGCAAGTAATACCCAATATTTCGTTGAGATGTTTAGTAGTACCAGGAGTAACAGTGCTGCGTATGATAAAGACATTTTGAGTAGTACTGTGATCAAGAACCGCCTTAATAGCTTCTTTAATTGAGTCTGTTTGGCAAACGCCATTAACAGTTGGTGTTGGTAAACAAAGAAAGACATAGCGCATTTTTCCAGCTTCTTTATAAGAAGAGGTAGACTCTTTTAAATCAATAAACTTCTCAATGCCAAAGGCTTGTCGAGTAGCTTTGCCAACCATACCTAGTCCACCGATTACAACTGCGTCTTTCATCAATCCTTCCTATGAGTAGAGCAATGGCTCTAGCTCGTTTTTAAATACTGCATCTAGATTTCGTTCTTTAAGAATCTTTTGACGAAGCACTAAATTTTCATAATTTCTTAGTCTGTAAGCAATCATACCAGCGGTATTCTTATGATATTGTTTCTCGTGATATTCTCTTTCACCTGGAGAAACATCATCTCCGCCATAGTGTTCGGTTGTCCATCCATCCATGCCAGAGAGCACATCAATGCCAGAATTGTATTTTCTGTAAATAGCATTAGGTCCGAAGATGTCTCTGAATGGTGGAAAGTTTTTGTTCAGCACTACCACAGCACCAAGCGACGCAGCTTCCTGTGTAACTAGTGAGTAACTTTCACTCACTGACGGCATGACCATCACGTTAGCAAACATTAAAAGTTGCCTCACGAGAGCATGTGGTAATTGTGCTGACCATTCTGGGAGGAATTCAGAAGTAAAGGACAACTCTATGGGATTTAATCCATAGTCGATTCCTACTTCTTTCAGCTCATCTCGGTAGACGACTTTATCGCCTCCGGTTGAGTGAAAATCAACAACAATCATACGCACATTCATGTTGAAAGTTTTAAGCATAGCCATTGTTTTAATAGCTATTTCTACCTGCTTACCTCGATCTAATCTGCAAGGATATACGCAGATAGCATCTGCCTCGAGTAATTTTTTAGCATCTGCAAATTGAGCAACTTCTTGATCAAGACCCCAAAACCCATATACGTCGAGAGGGTGGTGGACAATCTTGACTTTATCTTCTGAAACACCAAAGTTAGCTGCAACACGAGGAATTGAATAATGATTAAAGAAAACATAAAAGGAATTGGGAAATTCTTTACGAACTAAATTAATGTATCCATCTTCAAAAATACCCATTAACGCCTCAAGCTTATAGGGAGAGGTTGCAGAATGAATCCAGTGAAGCCACTTGATATTGGGATTCTCTGAAGCAAATTTACGAGCAGCAAAATTGTGTTTCAGAGCTGCTGGCTGATAAATAATGTCATGGGTTAGGACAACATCAACGCCTTCTAGAGCCTTACTCAATGATTGATAAATAAGATCAACATCATTATCAAATGACTCATCTTTTCTAATTTCATTATGACAAGGAACATTAGGAATATGGACAATCTCTACTTCAGAGTACATCTCAATAGGTTCAAAACCTTCAGCAACTAAAACACGGATATTTTCATACCCATTGTGAAGGAACATTTTAATTTGATCTTGGACTACTCGATTAAGGGAATATGCGGGGTCAGATGTCGAAAAATTCGTAAAAATAGCAACGCTTTTTGTACTCATGTAGTGTTTCCTTTACTACACCAGATTATACAATATTTACGCAATTATTACAATTGCCAACTAGGAAGGATTAAGCTGATTTGCCTTGCTGTTCTTGATAGCAACAGTTGCTACAGGGCTAGTTCCAGTAAGCGTAATATAAACATCGCTTGTAAACCTAAAGCAGCCCATCAGATCGTCATTTCCGGCAGCTGCGGCAGACAACTTGGCTCTGATAGGCCCAAGTGCTCCTCCGTCTCTAATAACGGCGGTAGATGCGTCTGAGCCACCAGCCAAATGAAGGTTGGTAACTACGCAAGGACCCGACACGGCTGTGCCTGTTGCTGAAATAGTAATAGCGGTTGTTGGTTGTGACATTATGCAGCTCCAAATACACCCTTTTTACCTGGTCGACGAGGAGCCATGAAAGCATCTCCTGGAGTATCCTCTTCTAAGCCTCCGCCTACCCAAGCAACACCATCTTTATCTTTGGCACCATCGGCAGATGGAACTCCAGCTGATTCTTCAGGGGTTGCTTGTCGAGTTTGAATTATAGAGATAGTTGCGTCATCTCCATCAGGATCACCTGAAGGAACAGCGCTTAAAGCCTCTAATTGTTTTGGACTTAAAGCCTTCAGCTTGCGAGCAGCTATAACGTCCTCATCTTTAGGATCTGGTTTTTCCATCTCAGCTTGTACTTTGATGATGTCATCGGGAGCAACCTCTCGTAGAAAACCATATTTCTTGAGCAAATACATTGCTAAAGAATCATTTTCGTACTTCTTCATCTCATTAACTGCCAATAAAACAGCTTTTCTGTTCCAAATGTCGTTAATCGGAGCACCTTTTTTGGGGTTATAAATAATTGTCATAAAGCTTCCTTCTTTTATAACGTAGTTGTTGTACTTGTACTCGTAGAAGTAGAGGTACTGGTTGTAATACTAGTTGACGTGCTAGTTGTTGTTGTTGAGGTTGAAGTTGTAGTCGTAGAACTAGAAGTAGAAGTTGTAGTTGTTGAGGTAGATGTACTGGTGGTCGTACTATATTGTTCACCTCTCCAAGCTCCAGCAGTAGCATCATACTGATATTTAATATGACGAGTAGTGTGGTAAAACTCTTGACCATTAAAAGGAGAAGATGGGAAACTTGTTCCTGTTGCGGCTTTACCTGCTAGTTTTGAATAGTGTGTTTGACCCATATTATGATGTACTCGTACTAGTTGTTGTTAATTTTTTACCCCACCATTTGCCATTAGCTCTGATTCTAGTTTCACTAATGTCAGTTCGGTAGTAAACATCTCCCTCGCGAAGACCTGCAACACCCTGGTTTTCAGGATCAGACGTTACCTGGGTTGTTCTACCCTTTATTTGACTGATGTGTGTAGCATTTTCTTTAATAGTATTAGCCATATTAGGAAGTCGTAGTACTTGTACTAGTTGTTGTAGTCGAGGTAGAGGTCGTGGTTGTAGTCGAAGTAGAGGTACTGGTTGAAGTTGTTGTGTAGGCAACAGCTCTCCAGACCGAGCCGTCATAGCGGGATCGTGTTCCGGCTGTTGTATCAAAATATTCTTCACCCTCTTTAGGGTCAGAAGGAGCAGACGTGAGTATTCTTAATCTGCCAGTAAGTGAGTCGTATTTAGACATGTAATTTTATTATTAGCTTCACGAGGAGGGATGTCAAGCACCCCTCCTCGTTTAATTACTATTTTAGCCAGAGTAGGCAGCTCCGTCACCTTTGGAACCCCATACACCTCTCCAGTCACCCCACCCATTTGAGAAACGAGCGCGGGTCTTAAAGAGTGCTTGACCAGTATCAAAAGCTTCATCGCGTTTGAATTCTGGTTTAACTCTCCAGAACCACATGAGCTGGGACTGTCGAGAGTCGATCAAGAACCACATGGTGTTGTTCAAAGTGAGATATTCCCAAGCGATCACTTTGTATTTACCCTTGTAGATGTTCAAGTCGTTGTCGGCTGAACCAGGACGCATGGTCGAGTTGGTGATAATTTCAGCGTCTTTTTCAAGATCGACTGGAACTACGACCGTATCAGGACTGGTTTGAATAACCATTCCCTTGTCATCCAACTGTTGACGAGCTGCGATTCGAGCAGTTTCAAAGTTCTCCTCAGTCAAAGTAATACCAGTTGCACTAGCATTACTTTGGGAAGAACCGCCATCACTACGAGGATGAACAGTTGAGACAAGCTCTTGACCGTCACCACCCAAGTAGGATGAGTTAAATGCGCGGTTAAACACATTAGCTGCACTATTCTCAGCAGTACGACGAGCTGCACGAGCCAGTTGAGCTGGTTTGGTCTTAATGACGTTATATTGGTCATCTTCGACTAACTCTTCACTGACCTTGAAACCTTTGGTGTACTTTTGATGCACGAACACAGTGTCGTACATTTGAACTGGCTCTTCATAGCGCACTGATTCGTTTTCGTCAGTTTGCTCGAGTAAGCCAAATCCTGTTACCCCAGAGACTTTTTCGTCCTGTTTACCTGATGTTTCTACTTTGAAGATCTGAGGAAAAACCATCGGTTGTTCGTCATAAGCATCATTAAAGATTTTGAGGAATCCTGGTTCCAGCAAATCTGCAAAGTTTGATCTTGTTGCCATATTTTCTCCTAAATATTGTTAATTAATTATCTCCACTCACTCATTATTGTTGAGCGTATGGGTAGTGGTATCCCTCGGCGATACGAAATACACCGACACTTGCATCATCAGGATCAATCTCCATCAATTGCAAAGCACCAGCCGTGTCGTGACCATTTTGATCACCAACCTGGGTAGCACTAGAAAGGTCGAAGTATTTGAGCAAGTCTGCAACAGCGAGATCGCCAGCAGTGTCATTGCGCCATAAAGCATGTTCGTCAATACGAACAATAGCTTTGACCTTTTTGTCAGTTGTATTATCTGATGTCGCAGCATACGTGTTGCTGGATTCAGTGAACGTACCATCATAATCACTGGTTGAAGCATTAGCCAATGGAATACCCTTATTAGTGACTATACCAACGACCACACCAAGAACTTTACTTCCTGCTGTAGCGCGAAGAACGCCGCCACCATTGCTAAACGAATCCATTTTTACTGCTTCACCAACGGCGACTGTGCCGCTGTTTCCGATTAAGACGTGAAGATCAACGGGGTTTTCTGCTCCGTTCATCTGGCCTTTATAATCAAATATTGCCATATATCCTCCTATTAGGAATTAAGCTTCTTTTTATTCTTGGCGTACTCATCTGGAGCAACGCCTAAGTTTTGTGCAACTTTAAGTTCACGTTCCGACAGACCATGTGAGGTATCTGCTTTCCCGCTACTAGCAGACATGCTGCTGATAGAGGCTACGTCTGGAATAGTATCTTGGTCAACGAGCTGATCTTTTTGGGCTAACCAGTATGCCTTCTCTAAAAGCTTTCCCAGCTGATTAACTGGTGTCTCTTTTATAAGTTGAGCGACTGTTTTCTTGCCGCTTGGATCGCGTAACTCAGCAAATTCAGTTGCAATTTTTTTGTTGAGTATCTTTCGTTTCTCAGATGGCAATTCACTAATTTTAAATTTTTGTTCAAAATCAGAAATTGTGTCGTTCACCATTTTGCTGCGAACGTCATCATCCTTACCACTATTCTCTGCCTCTCCGTCATCTTCATTCTTTGGACTTTTAATTTCAGGTAAACCGCCATCTTGAGATCGAAGTAACTCTCTCTCAACTTGCTCGTAAAGTTTTGGGTTTTTCCAAAGAACTTGCAAAACTTGATCCATATCGGATTTTAATTTCCGAGCTGTCTCAACTTCTGTCGATTGCTCACCCAATTTCTTTTCCAGCTGTACGTACTGCTGAGCTATTTCGCTCGCAGTTTTATCCCGAAATTTTTCAGGCAAATCTTGTGAAGGTGCTTCAGTAGATGTTGACGGCGATTGTCCAGCACTACTGCTTGCTGGGTCATTTCCCTGAGTATTATCTGGTTGTCCATTATTAGGATCAGTACTAGGGGTCGTTATGTTCTCGGTCATTATATCTCCCTTCAGAGATGAGGATCGCTGATAAACGATTGCCCTCTATATTATTACTCTTACTATACTATTATATTTATCTCTATAGCAAGCATTATTTAAGCTTGCCCTTAGTTTTACCTTCAGCGCGTTTCTCTAAAAAGTCAGGGGCATTTTTTATTAATGAATTAAGAAGCACCGTCAAAGAAACTCGTCCTCGATAAAAAGCACTATGTACCGCTCCATTTATCATAGTATCTTGAGAAATAACACTTCCAGCTCCATCAATAATTTGTTGTTGATTGGCACGAAGCAGTGCCTCTAGCACTGTACGCAATGCTCCATACAAATCTTCATTTTGTTTGATTTTTGCCAAACTAGCCAATACTTCCGTTGGCATATTACTAAGAAGCTGAGTAGCTTCAGCACTACGGCGCTTGTCAGACATTATTGAATCCTAGCTGGTCCAGGGGGTAGTCCTGTTTGAACTTCATTGCCACCCTGAATCCTTCCTGGCATTGTAGCTGCTAATTCGTTGTCAGCATTACCCATCATTTCTGGAGTTTGTCCTGGAGCAGTCTCACCACCAGGAGGAAGCGCCTGTTCTTCTCCAAGCAACATCTGTCGAGCCATATTCACGGCTTCTGCTGGAGAGACACCTTTGCGAATTAACTGAGCAACCATTTCTCCTGCGGCGTGACGAACCAGTATCTTGTACTGCTCATCACCCATTTGCTTAGCCTGTGGACTCTTAATAAATGCAGCATGAACCTCGGTATGAACCGGAGGAGCATACGGCGTACCATTAGCTGGAATCTTGCCGCCACGCATAACTTCTTCATTTTCTTGAGTAGCAATTTGAACCGCCATCTCCATACGAGCATCTGAATCAGTTGCCTGTGTTTCCTCTTGCTCTGGATCACTCTTTAATTCATTTGGATTCTTGTCATGGGCTTCAACTAACATATCTCCCAACTTCTCAGGATCATAATTAGTTGCCTCAGTAAGAGGAAGCAATCGGTCAAACAACTCAGCCGACTTACTTTGTAGTAGTGGTTTAGAAATTGGTAAAGTCGAACCAGCTTCAAAGCGAATGTCATAGCTTAATCCAGATAGTGGCATATAGTATTCTGGTTTAGCCTCAAAGAAAGAAAAGCCCATCTTCTTTCTTTCGGTTACTTCGCCACGCTCATTAAATGCTAATTCTTTGTTTTCTAGTCTAATCTCGGGGAATTTCTTCTCATAAGGAACTCCACCACGAACCTCAAGCAATCCATCTCTGGTTAATCGAGCCAGCTGACGCTCGTATTCTCTTGTTCCTTCTTCACCAATAATTTTTTCAAGCTTGGGCTGTGAATAGAACTGCATGATATTAGCCACGCGCTGTTTAGCAATATCTTTGAGGAATCCTTCTGTTAGCAACATGATCTTCATACGAATACGCTTGAGAGTAGATTCTTTCAAGATAGCAGCCTCGGTAGCAGTCGATGGCGTTTTTTGTAGAGCTTGGAAGCGGTCATCAACACCAGTCACACGGACACTATCTTCAGAAATAGCTTTTTGCGTAATATTAACTGAGTTAGGAATATCACCATACTCTAAAGCTTTGACGTTACGAGGATCATCAACCGGAATAAGAGCGTGTGGTCGAGCAATCAAATCTTCGTCATCCAATTGAGTTGTCTGGGAAACCAAGAAAGATTTGTCCAGATCAAGGTGGTGGCGGTCAATAGTCATGCGACGCAGTGTATTAAGCTCTTCCTGAATTGACTCAAGAAGCTTGGGCTCACCCTTGCCATAGAATTTGTCCATGCGTGTTACGTCGACACTTCTTCCAAATGGAAGCTGCTTATGTCTAAAGATGCTTGGACCCATGCGAACTACTACGTCATTGGCAACAATGATGAGTGCATCTTCTGGACTACGCGCCCAATACCACAACACCTCAACATCTTCTGAGTGATCTATACCCTCTGGGGGTTTATAGAATTGGTAATAATTAGTATCACCACCTGGCTTAACGTGCTTAGCTCTATCCATTGGGTCCCAAACTGGACCAGTAAAGAATGTTCTAAAATCACGAATATTCATCACATAGCGACGAATACAGTCACGAGCCTTGTATGGACCACGATTAATCGTGCGAGCTTTCTCATCAACATAGAAATCCCAAATGGAAACATTTTCCATCATGCAGCCATCAAACTCAAAAACCTCACGCTCTTCTGTGGTGAATCCAAACTGGTTCTTTTTTCCACCCTTTTTGTAGAGATTGTTAAGACCAGTAATATCACGAACCATGCGACGGTCTTTAAGATAATATTCTTGAGCAATGCCAGTACCTCTAATTAAAGTGCTTTTTAAAACATCAAATAACTCGAGGTCGCCATCAGCTACATCCCAGGTAAAGTCAAAAATGTGACGCATGACTTTAGCACGAGAAATATCTTCACTGGCTCGAGGTAAAATAAGAGGTCTAATTCGCTGATCAATAAACTCTGAGAGCACCGATTCAACAACACTAGTAGTTAGGGGGATATAGTAATTGGACTCCCAATCACCATCAGACTTTGGCTCACGAAATGCGTCCCAAGCTTTCTCTCCAGCCTCCCACTCCTTCTCCATTGTCACACGTTCGGGATCTTCCTTCATGGTGGTGTAGCGCTTGTACACCCACTGTCGCCAATTCTGTTCCTCATCAGTTGGTTTGTAGTCTTTGTTGATTTTTGCTCGTACCTCTAAATCAGGCATATAGTTCTAGTATAAGTACTTTCTTCGCTTTGTGCTAGACTTCTTACGCTTTGCTGGAAAAATAAAATCCAGAAAATACGAGAGCGAGTCAATCACGTCATCGTGTCTACCTCTAGGGAAACGAATTAATTCGTCCTCTAGGTTCTTAATATTATTCACTTGTTTTGCGTGGAGGATGCGACCATTAGCATATAGTGGCTGCAAACCTCGAATTCTTTGATCCTTCGTTCTATTATTAGGCTTAACTGGTCGAATTGGCAAATAGGTATTTGTCTGCTGCATCTTTTCAGTCATCATGTACTGGAGCGTCTTCTGGAACGACACCTCCTCAATTCCAATAATAGTTGGTCCATATAGCCGCCACTTCTCAAAGACCTTATCAATTAATTCGCTTGGCTTGACTTTCAATCGGTCCACATCAATCACATAAATAAAGCCCTCTTCATCAACACCAATGGTTGTAATAACACTAAAGTCAGCTGCTTGCTCAAGAGAAATAGCTGGGTCTATGGAGATAAAGTAGTTGAGCGGCTTACCACGCATATCAACAGGATCGTAATATTTGAACCATTCACTCTTAAAAGTAGCATCATCCCTGCTAACAGGATCATTCATGTAGTTACACGAGAAAACATACGGACCCTGCTGCTCACGAACTTTAAGCAAATGGGCTCTTGAGAACTTCTCTGGGTACAAAGCTTGAAAATCATCGCCTGTCTCTAGATTGCCCGAGTATGCCTCTCTCTTGAAAACTTCAAAGTCGCTTAGCGCCCCATTCTCAGGTTCCATGATCCAGCCATACAAATCCTTGTCATCCCAACGCGTTCCAATAATAATCATTTCACCATCTGGCTCAAGAAGGTTTAGACACTCCTTATAAAAATCAATTGTTTTTTGAATCTGATCCTGGGTATTCACATAATCTTTATTTACTACGTCATCCATGATAATGATGTCATAGTGCTGCGAGGTTAAGTTGCTTTCCACACCCATAGCCGTAACAGTAGGCTCTTTTTTTCCACCCTGCTGGTTGGCCTTAGATAATCCAATCTGGTTCTCGCTCCATTTTTCATTATCAACCGTTAGATCTCCCCACACCATCTTGATCTTATCGTTAAATTTAAGATGTCGTTTTACTTCCGTTAAGAACGAACATGAAAGGGAGTAGGTGGCATTAGCAATTAAGATACGGACATTGGGATTAGCACAAATTGCCTGAACAGTTCTTCCCACCGTTACTACTGTGGATTTTAAATGTCCACGAGGAATAAGAGTTAGCTTTTTTTTTCGCTTATTTTTGTCGATAAACTCACACATCTCACGATGAACTTGTCCAAGCGGGAGCATATCCTTGCCTTCTTCGACACCCAGAATAAAACGGTTAAACTTAAATAGGTTGTTTTCTAGAACTGGTTTAGCCAATTTTAAATTAGTAGCTACTTCTTCATTAACTTTCTCAATTAAATCTTCTTTGGAAACACCCTCTTTTAGCATAGTTATGAAGGTAAAATAAATCCTGATTGTTTTAAATTCTCTCGAGCGTCGTACTCTAGTTTGTCAACACTATTTTGCACATCGGTTAGTAATCCAACCACCGCATTAAAATCAATCTCTGGAGTACCATCTGGTTTAAAAGCACGATAATATTTTTTTCCCCAGCGATCACGAAGACGCACAACAACCCCACTCTGAGTAAACTCACTCCAAGCCATGTAGCCGTTTGGTATATCCAAGTCTGCAATTTCTTCCTGGAGCATAGCTGCAAGGATGCGGTAGTATTCCATTTTTCTAAACTTACGAGAACTATCAAGCCTATCTTTTTTTAGTTGATTCTCATGCCACTGTCTTCTGTCCCACTGGTCCATAAAATATTTTGTCTCGGAGATACCCTTCTTCTCACTCTCTTGTCCAATGGCATCTAAGATGTCATTTGCCTCGACTAGCTTTTCCTTTCGCTGCTTTTCTGAGAGGGGGATTTTTTTCATACTCGTTTCTTGCACAACTACTATAAAACATTGTACCATGTAGTGTAGTTATGGCAGAAAAATTCACCCCAAACATTGAGCACCGCGCCGTCTTTGATGCAATGCGCGACGTTAAAGAAGATGCCAGGAAAGACAATCTGGATTGGTTACAATTTCTCTACCTGATGTATGGGGATACGCTAGTAGACCTATTCCTTGCCTTCGAGCAACAAGAGAAGTTCAAGCAGGAAACCACATAAATGAAAAAGGAAGGACTTACTCCAAAAGACCTTCTTCTCCCCTCATTTGCTCTTCTTGCTGTTGCCCTACTTTCCACCGCTGCATTCCCTGACTACATCCGTAAAGAAATTGGTCGACGAGATCACTGGACTTGCCAGGGTCGTCATGGTCGAGAATGCGTTATCTCATATCTCAATAATGGCAAGCCTGTCTCGTTTAAAGACGGCTACATGGTGACAGCAGCCCACGTTGACCATGATCATAAAAATAGAAAGAAATATCGCTCTCCTTCTAATGGCCGGATTTTATGCGTCCTTGATCATGCTCTCGATGAATTCGAGAGAGGCAATGAGTGGGGAGCACTCAAGCAACTAGAGATGGGTGTGTATACCTGGAGCTATCTAGAAGAAACTGGCAAAGAGCAATGGTATCCCACCATCATGCACCTACACATGCTCTCCAGAACAAAACCTAAAGAGGTGCAGATCTTTAATCAAAGCGCAATGGCTTCAGATTAGCGCTTGTTGTAGTAAGCTCGTAGATAACTATTATTTTTAGACTTACTCATCTTGACCTCCTTCCAAAACAAAATCTGGAATAACTTCCTCAAACAACGACAGCTGTATTCCTGTCATAGCTTCCTTTCTTTATTTGTACTAAAGAGGAATGTATACAAACTGTGTCAATGCCGCGTGAGAGAGTTGTAAAGAGAGCGTAAGAAACTTATACTTAGTTGTCATTAGTGTGAGGATACTAACGGTAAGTATGGCAAGGTTATCCTTCCCAATCCTCACCTTTTAATACTCACCTGCATCCCTGGTTGACCATACGCCTAAGAGGGAAGCTTAATCACACTCTTGACACTCTTACCTTTTTCATACAAACTGTAACTGCGTTGGTTAATCCTGTTTTTCGTAGTGGCTGAGGCAAACCAACGCATCAGCCGAGGTCACTACAAAGAGCAGGATTTTTTTATGCCAAAAGTACCACTATGTATCTGCAACAAACCCTGTAAAAAGATTTCCCATAGTAGTGGAGCAGCATTCTTCAACAATGGTTACAATATTACTTGTGGCGATGAAAAATGTATTGCTGATAGTCGTAAACGTAAAAAACGCTTCCCCACTAAGATTGGTAAAAAACAAACCGTTAAAAAATTTAAAGGGGGCTTATCTTTACAAGATCAACGCCGCATTCGCACCACTTGCTACCGCTGTGGCCAACCAAAAGAAAAAGACAGGCAAATTTGCGAATCTTGTTTGCCTCGTCACAAAGTAGGTCGGTATTTACAAAACAATCAGTTCATCTCTAACATGATTTCTCTAGATAAACAAAAAAAACTATACCGAGAACAACAGCGCCGTGAAGCCAATGAGCATTTAAAGAAGATGATTGAAGAGGAGAACCAAGCATCCCATGTATAAATGCTACGCAGACACATGCCAAACACAGGTAGAAGAGCAATACCACTATTGCCTTGAATGTCAGAATCGGTATTATGGAAGTAAAGCAAACATTAATTCTATTCAACAAAAACTAAAAGACATGGCTCAAAGCGCTCCTACCTCAATCACTGATTCCCTCCCCAAACAGCCCCTCTCTTTTGCCTCTAAATGTACACGAATGCCTGTAGAACAACTTATATCCCTAGAAAAGAAAATGAGTGAGTGGTTAAAGACAAACAAAACCCATGAGCTCTTCCCTAAATACCTTCTCAATTACAAAACCATAGTCAAGTATATGAACCTAAAAATGAATAACTAGGTGGATTGCTATCTGTTCGTGCTTTGAACCGTCTAAACAAGGCATGAGCAGATAAGAGTTCATCTCTACCTCCCTATAGCTTGGGAAAGCTGCCACGAGGTAAGGCACACTGAAAGCCTTGTAAAATAAAACAGGATGTGGCTTATTCCCCGATGTGTCGAAGAACTAATTGCAGGACTAAGACAGATTGAGTGCGACAGAACAAACAGCGCACTATAAAGAAACCTTAGATGGAAAGCAGCGTAAGAAGCTATGAGCCATCTAAGCCTGTTTATTCTGCTGGAGTTACAGAATCTCCTAAGTTAAATGGTGAGTAATCTCTTCCTAATTATCTTCTTGTCTCTGCTTCCTCTTGCAGAAATCTATCAAACTATATCACTGTTTTTCCTAAAAAATATTGCGCACTGGCGAGGGCTTTGCCAAAAACTATTTTCAAAGAGTTAGGGGTGTATACCCCCCTCGAGGTACACCAAGTCATGTCGCACAATATAGATTGTACGAAGCAACAAGGCTAATAACTAATCATGAGAATTATTTGATTCATCAATCTTTTCACCATCTAGTATTCCATTAAACCAGCCTGATAATTCATTGCGCTTGTGTATTACTTCTTTAACTGTGGCGTTTTCTAGGTGCAAATGGACGTGTTGAGAGGCGTTAGAATCTGGTGTTTTACCATCCCCCTCAAGTACCCTCATCACATTGAAAACCCCTTGTAAGTGTTTGTTTGTGTCTGAAGGGCTAATAAAAGGCTCAGTTTCCGTTCTTTTTCCGTTTAATTGCTTCAAACCCTTATCAATGAATTGCTTATGGGCTGAGAGGACATATTTATAATCAATTCCTGTATCAGCTAACGCTTGAATTATGGCTTGCTTGACATCTTCACGTTTCAGTAAATGATGACCTAGTTGCCTGGCACTATTATATTTTACCGGCTTAGTCTCTAGAGCTGCTTGCGTAGCATTACCACCATTCTTAACAAATGCTCTGGCAAACTTAGCAACTTGAACTTGTGAAGTATGTTTTCCTACCATCTCTTTTCTATTCTTGAGTAAACTACCTATTGCATACTGTTGTATTCTATTGTATATTAACATTAGTAATAAACATATATAAAGGAAATATGACATCAGTCAGCGCCCAGTTTCTTCCTTCTCTTGATTATACCATCAACGAGAACGACCTGCTTCAAGCCCTCAGTTCAGAGGATAGAGAATCATTATCAGATAACGAATACTTTGAGGCTTTCGACAGACAAGCAGAATCCCACCTATTAAGTACACAGCTAACCGCTATTAAAGTAGCTTAAAGGAAACCATGATTGATATTTTCATCACCCACAACAAACAAGACGGTTTTTGGTACGTAGGATTCACTACCACTACCAAAACATACACGGTACAAGTCACAGCTTGCCAAAAGGCAGCAGAAAAGACAGCACTTAATTTACAGAGCTTTCTAATGAATATCTAAAGGAGAGAACTAATATGAAATACTTCACAATTACAAAAACAGGTTATACATACGGTCAATATGGCTGTACTGGCGAATACTTCACCCTAATATACACCTCAAAAAACGGCTTCAGGTCTGAGGTATTTGGGGGAATGTATGGAGCTGAGCGACGTGTTGCCGATGTATTGAAAGAAGCAGGATATGAGGAAAACTATGTATATAGCAACTATGGCAGATTAACACGCAAGGACATTGTAAAAAGTACGCTATCAGAATATAGCTTGATAGAGCAATTAAAAAAGGAACTGGAGTCATAACATGCAATACACACTCAAACAACTTGAAGCCATGCCCACTATTGAACAAGGTCATACTGATGATCTGAAAATACGCACTTTTGGAGATGGTCACGCACATAAAAAACCATCAACAAAAGTATGGCTTTCACGCTTAACTGTGGAAGATGGACAACCATATAACAATCAGGTAACGATTGAACATTATCTGCCTGGTGATGGTAAGCCCAATTGGGGTTGGAGATGGGTAAAAGTAGAGCAGTATCAAGCTAAATAACACGAGGAGTAATAAAATGACAGACAACAGAAAAATATATGCGGATGATCTGGAAAAATGGTACATGTTATATTTGCAAACAATTAACGGCTATCACTTATCAGAATATGACTTGAAAGAATTAACAAGACTCAATCATCTAGTAATGGAAGCAAGTCAAGCCATACACAATAACAATATGTTAGAAAGGAAACAATAAAATGAGACACTTAATAAATAGAGAATGGAAAATCGAGGGTAGCTGGTATTCTCCACTAGAAAAACTGCGCCAATATAAGGCAGTACAAGCAGTCGAGTATTTTGATACCTCAAGCAGCGCGGGCGATTGGAATGGATTGGTAATAATGAAACAGGGCAAAAAATATGCAATAGTACCATTTTCGCAAGAGAATGATTATCCAAATGAGGGCTTTATACTCAGAACTGGCTTGCCTCTGTTAGTGATGGATGAGTACCCAGACATGGATTTGCAAGTCGATTTATATCAAGAGTTTGTCAATTAAATAAAAATAAGGGGGTGAATATGACTAATGATAATGCAAAGTATTGGCTATCTAATCTTGTCAATGCGACTGAAGCGGTAGCACAAGCAGTTGAGGAAGAAGCTGGTTATTCCACAGCAAGAGAGTGTGAAGCGCTAGGCGAAGCACTAAAAACACTTGAGGAAGCAGTCAAGCAAAATACTATTAAAAATATACCTTGGTAAAGGATAACTAAAATGCCATTGAAACTCAGCGCAATCATAACAAGCGACGACGTACGCATCTTAAAAGACAATAATCTAGATGAGGAGGTTTTATACTGGAATAGAGAAGAATGGGAAGAAGATCCCTCTATAGTGCCAAGTATTCTAAACGCCATTATTATGGCTTATGAGAACCCACAGCAATTACTAGATAAAATAGGAAAAACAATATGAAATTATTTCTAGGATTTATTGCAGGGGTAGCAATCACTTATCAAGTAACACATACGCTATCGGCTCATGCTTGGGAGTCTGACATGTTGCGAGCATATCAAGACGGATTAGACCAGACAGCGTCTCAATACCATGAGGGCTACAAAGTAGGTAGATATAGTGTCTTATCTGAATTGGTAGAGTGTGAGTACACCACAGACCATAAAATCATCAATGAGTACTTACAGATGAGTATGGAATTATCAAGGGATGGATTGATTGATAACTCACCCTATCCATGTGAGGATTAAACCATGAAAAGCTATTTATCTTTTATCGCTGGTGCTGGTTTGATGGCTGGCGCAATGCTTAGTTATTATGGTAATAAATATGAAAAAGATATGATTGTCTCATATAGAAACGGACACAGTGACGGTGTGATACAAGGCTTGATGGTGGCTAAAAAGTGTTACAAGGCAACTGTCAGCCTTGAACAGCTAGGGGTGAATATAGTTGATTTACTCAATATAGCCCCATGCACTAAATGATAAGGGTCTTACAAACTAACTCAAAGTCGCGACCTGGGGCAAGTCGTTAAACTGCCCCACTCATTGAATATTTAATCTTATTGTTAGCTCATACCTTCTAGGCAGCTACACAAGGCTAGGCGTGGAGGGTACGAGGTAATAATACGAAGGAGAACTATTATGGATAGTCTTGTTAAACTCTCTTATGAGAGGCTTGTGGCTATACTTGCAGATGGTGATATTAACCATCCTCTGCGAGAAGTTGTCACTATTGAGTTACTAGAAGAAACAATTCAGAAACTGAAAGGCAATTAATATGTCCGATAGATGGGAAGGTGCGTTTTTCATAAGACTCTCAACAAAGCTTATACAAACCTCTGATGTTGATAATTTGAGTGTTAAACAATCTAAATATGGAATATATATACAATATTTAGATAGAAATAGCTCACATAGTAAGTGGAATCACTTGTTTTATCCCTGGCATGAAGTCAAGGAAATAGGTTACAAAAAGACTGATTAACTGTAAATGGTGCGGTAATGGGCTCTTTTTATATATACAAACAGAGCTCCCCAATAGGGCTTAATTCCGCGCGTGTTACTCTACATATCTATATGTCTATGTACGAAGGAGTCGGGAAGAGTTTTAAAAATTAAGAAAGGGTCGGGGCTTCACAAGTATATATTATTTTGTGAAAACAGGCCGTAAAAAGGAGGGGGTATGAGTGAAAAACAACCAACATATCTTGATGAGCTAGAGAAAGCTGCTGAAGCTATGAGGGTAGCTGTGGAGGATCTGATGCGGGTAACACTACTGGCTATGAGTATGGTTGAGAAAGAGGAGGATGATGACGAATAGATTTTATAGCGTAGGTGGAGCAGAACAATTGCTTGGTTTGCAAAAAGAATTGAACAGAAGAATAAGTAATAAGATTTATATAGAAAGTTTTATAATGACAATGTTTCCCAATTTTAAAGTCAAGAAGATGAGTTGGTGGATGCGGTTGATACTGTGGTTTGTTCCTGTAAGTACTGCATTTGACGCTGGATTTGATGAGAGTGAAGACTATATTGTCCATTTTAAAGAGTGGCGAGGAAAGATTTATATAATTGGAGAGGAGAAGCTATGAGAGAAATTAAATTTAGAGTCTGGAAAAAAGATACTGGAAACTGGTGTAGTAGACCAAATATGTACATTAATGGTTGGGGGGAACTCAATTATGTCTTGGGAGGCGAGATCGAGGATTATTGCAGTAAAGATCAATATGACGTGCAATTGCATACCGGCCTCAAAGACAAGAACGGCACAGAGATTTATGAGGGGGATATTGTGAGATATTCCTCATCAAGTCACGAGGGAGAAGTCAAATTTTGGATGGGCAGATTTTTGATTTCATCTGAAAAAGATAATGCTCATTATAAATTACAAATGACTTCTGATTTGGAAGTAATCGGAAACATTTACGAGAACCCAGAGCTAGTAACTAATTCTTGACATCTATTGTATACTATTGTATAATACATACTTAATAACAGGGAAGGAAAACACATGATCACACCAGTAGAGATAGTTTTAGGATTAGTAGCAGGAGCTTCGCTTGGAGGCGTTGTTGTGCTTGCTAATCAGTTGCAAAGTCTAAAAGAAAAAAGGTTTGAAGACATGTCTTTCTTACAAACAAACTTAACTCTTGCAGAGGCTAAAATAGAACACTTATATCACTACGTCCTTGCCTCTTCACGGATGCAGCTTATTAACCCTGAAACACTCAAAAAGAATCTCTCTGAAAGGAAGAAAAACTATGACTTTGCAAAACAAGTCTTTGGAGAAGATAAAAAAATCAATTGAGATTGATAGTGAAGAAGAATGGGCGATTCGAGAGCGTGAAGAACAAGACGAGCGATTAGAAAATATGTATCAAGTAGAATTAGATCGGAGAGCAGATGAATAAAGATGAATATCTATTACTTGATTGTGATAACGAAGTTTTGGATGCAAGTATGGCGAATGATTATAACGAATTTATTGATTACTTACTTGGTGTGGGATGGAACGCACATAGTTTGTTCAATAAAAGAATATACGTAAAATGTGCGGCGGATATATTAACTAGCGCAGTAGAGCGTAGTCTTTTGAAAGTGCCAAAAATTACCATTGCTAATATGACTGTCTACATGAATGGAAAAACATACAAGTTAGTTGAGAAGGAGTAATATGTCAAATGATCTAGCAGTAAAAGATGAAGCGGTATTAGCAATGTTTAAAGAAGACTCAAAGGCAGATATGGGTGATATTGATGGTGGAGAATTGGTTCCTCAATTAAAACTCACTCATAAACAAAGCGAGAATGAGTTGATGGATGGCAACTTGGCTCGACCGGGTAAGTATTACCATACTGCAACTAAAGAACAGTATGACGATCTGCAAGTAAACCTCTTGTATATCAAGAAAACTGAGATGATGCGGTTTGATAAGAGTGGCACGCAGCTTACTTATATCGTGGGTGGCATCATCCGAGAAAAGAATGTTCCCTTCATCATGTATGTCAAAGGCATTTCTCTTGGCCAATTGTTTGAATACATGAAAAAAATCAATGAATATATGTCTCATCCAGATATGCCTATTCCAATGTACGCTCTAGTTACTCGGCTAAGTACCGTTGATCGTGATAGTAAGTATGGTAAGGTCAAAGCCATGAACTTTGAAGTTGTGAAGAACGATAAGAACCAGCCAGTAATTGAGACAGACATGAAGACAATTACTATGTTTAAAGAAGGTATTCCCAAGATCAAAGGTGCTATTGATAGGATGTTATCTAAGGACAGTAGACAGGAAGATACTTATGAAGAAAGTATTCTTCGAGGTGATTCAGCACAAGATATGGGCGTTGATCAGATTAGCGAAGTAGAAGACCTAAGCGACGATATTCCATTTTAATAAGAAAGATTGAGTTATGAATGAAATGAAAAACATCAATCCCGAGAATGAGCAGTGGCTATCAGTTCGCCATCTTTATGAGGCACTGAAACTACACGGCGCATCCTGGAAGACCTACTACGGATTGCTTAACAATGAACGAAGAGGAAGACTTACTCTTCCACGAGAACAGACTGGTCATCGGATGGTAACTGCTTCTATGATCAAAGAGATTGTGGAAGCTTTCTCTCCAGGTGGCAAAGGCGAGTGGCATTATTACGAAAGGAAATAGTATGGGTAAATATTACAGCAAGCAGAGCCAGATTGATGATTTAAGACGAGTTATTCAATCAAAAGAAGAAGCGGAAACTAAAAGAATTGAAGAAGAGAAAAAACTCAAACAAAGGTGGTGGAGTGCAACAGTATATTGCACAAATTGTTTAGAAGTAAACAATGTTTCTATACCACCAGAATTAAAGATAGAAAATGGTGATTGTGTTATTTGTCGAGTTAAAGGTTGTTTAAAATTAGTTAGAAAGGTGAACGGCCGCTAATGAGAGGTCTTAACGGATATTATCGAACTAAGAAGGTGGTTGTAGACGGAATAGTTTTTGGATCAGGAGCAGAAAGTAAAGACTACCAGACATTAAAATTGTTAGAAAAAGCAGGAAAAGTACGAGATCTCACATTGCAACCACTCTTTGTGTTGCAGGAAGGATTTACAAATGCAGCTGGAAGAAAGATACGCCCTATTACTTATCGCGCTGATTTTAGCTTTTTTGATTGTGATCAAAACCGTTTAAGAGTGTTGGATACAAAAGGATGGAGAACTGACAAGTATAAATTGAAGAAGAAAATGTTTGACTACTTGATGAGGCAAGAAGGTATTAGTTTAGAAGAAACAATATAGGGTTGAGTGTTTAACGCAGGAGCCGAGGCTCATGGGAAATAAGTTAGACGTTGGTTCGAGTCCAACCGCCTCGGGTGCACCCCAGGTTCCTGCACTAAGCACTTAACAAAGAACATTAACGTCTTTTGAATCGGGGAGGTTTCTAGGAACCGAGCAACCTAGTTAGATTTGCTCATTGATGGGTACACATCCCTCCCCTACTCAGAAGAGGTTTGCACATTAAAACGGAAGATTGAGGGGATTGGAAAAGGTCTAGTGCAAGTCTAGCGTACCAGGTCGTAGCTCAATAGAGAGCGTTTCCAATCCCTTGAGTCTTTCTAAGAAAAAAGTATTTATATTAAAAGAAGGATTGGTATGAACGAATTTGTAGAATCACTAGGAACAGACACCCCAGCTTTAAGTACTCCTGACAAGATTGCTCAGTATGCCAAGCTAATCGAAGTAAGAAAACAGGTTGAGGAGCGCTATAACTCTCTACGAAAAGAGCTGCTTGAAGAAATGAAGCGCACTAAGGTTGTCTCTCTCAAGACAGAAGATTATACCCTGACTAGACAGACTAGAAAGACTATCAAAGTAACTAATGATCGAGCTGCTATCAATGCTCTCAAGGATCTGGGTCATGAAGTAGTGACTAAAGAAGTCATGGATATGGATTATATGAAACCAGTTGTTGAAAACTTAACACAAGACGGCGAAGTTCTTCCAGGAATTGAAGAGTTCTCGACTGAGTTTGTGAGCATACGAACTGCTGCAAAGAAAAAATAGTTTACTAATATAGTTCTTTTAAAGGAGGGGCTATGGCTAGAATGACTGACACATCTTTGGATGCTTATTACAACATCCAGAAGCTTTCACAAAAAAGAAAGATGGTTTATGATGCTATCCAAGAACTAGGAGAAGCTACTAACATGGATATAGCAGATCATTTGGGCTGGACCATCAATAGAATTACTCCAAGAGTACTTGAGTTAAGAGAGAAAGGATTGGTAGAAGTAGCTAAAAAACAGAAGTCACGTCAGACTAAAAGATTGTCTTATTTTTGGAAGATAAAAGATTAAATATTTTGAGTGGGAAGTTTTCTGGGCAGGCTGCTTCCCACACTGAGTATTTAATTACCAGCTAATAGCTAAGGAAGGAGCTGTTATGGTGGAACACAACATCCGAATCATGGATGCGTCATACGGTATTATGCGCAAAAATGAAACAGACGTAATTGAACCAGAAGATCTGGTGACTGAGTTCATTAAGATGGGATTAATACACCCTGAAGAATTGCCAGAAGCACTTGAGTGGTTGGTGACTCAAAGAAAACGCCAATTAGGATTTAGTATAGAAGAAGGGATTCATGCCTAAATACACAGTTATAGTCAAAGCAACGCTCAAAGATAAGTCTGAAACAATGACTGTCGGAGTGGAGCATAAAACTATCAAGGACGCTAAAAAAATGGGTCTTGAGTATGCAAGAGAACAGCTAACTACTAAATTTCCTAAATGGGGATTAGCTAAGTTTGAGGTGGGCATTCAACGATACCGAGTGAGCCCACCTCTGCTTAGTAATAATCAGAAAAGGAAAGCAGAAAGAATAGCAAACGCCATGTCAGATCATCTAGATAGTAATTATGGAGAAAGGGAAGATGAAATACAGAGTTAAACAAGAATATGGAAAAGTAATGTTTACCGCTACTTTAGGAGAAATCTCTTTAGATGATATTCTCAAGTACTTTGAACCAGTTGAAGAAACACCAAAGTGTGATCACTTACTTTATTCCTCAGACAAGGGGATTTTCTGTTCATGTTGTAACTTGGGCTTTGAAGAAACCCAGGATGAGATAGAAACATTGGTTGTAGTAAAAAAACAAGATAATCCCTATATAAATCTGATAAATAGTACGAGAGAAAAAGTTAATGAGATTATCAACGTAGTAAACAAACTAACTAAGGACAAATGACACAAGACTGGGAAAAAGAATTACTTTCAGATATTGCAGCCTCAATAATGGTTTGGGATCAACCCGAGTCGGCAGCTCAAGAAATTGTTGCTAAGGTACGTCAACTCCTCTCTCACCAACTAGAAGAAGTAAGGGTGAAAGTAATTGGAAAAAAAGGGAAATTCCCCGTTGGAAGTTTCCATGAGCAGACTATTTGGGAAGCAGAATCTAATTTAATTGACAAACAACGCCAAGCACTATCCAAGATGAAAGGGGAGGTATGAAACTAGATTTTAGGAACTGTAAAACGCCAGAGGATGTTAAAAAAGTGTTTGAAAAAAACAAGCCAAAAATAAAGCGAATGAGAAAAATTGTGGCTAAACTAGCTCAACTAGGAGGGAAAGAATGAAAGAACTTATTGAACTGATTGATTGGTTGACTGACGATGACACTGGAGAATCAAGTAAGGCAATAGTTAGATTTATGCTAGGGCTTCCACCAAAAAATGGTTACTACAGCTACCCACATGATTTTAGTGACAGAGGACGTTGTATAAGGTTATTAAATAGAATACCGAAGTGGTGGGAAAGACTTGATGAGATGGGAAAATTACCATTACAGGAGGTAAACGTATTTACAAATGCGAAAATTGAAGTACGGAAAAGTGGTTGGGCTGAACAAATATCTTTTATTAAAAAAGAGGCAAAACTCAGTTCACCTCAAACCAAAGGACAAGAATGACAGACAAAGAAACGACGGCAATATTGTTATTTGCAATCTATTTTATTGGGTTCTTCATAGGGTATTTGAAAGGAAGGATTGAAAAAAAGAAGCAAAAGCAAAAACAAAAACTAATAATATCAAGTGGTCAGTTGATTGATTTATTTCATAAGAATGGTTTATGTAATGGTGCAAAAGTTTATAGAAATGGAGTTTTGGCAGACACAAACAACAAGTGGGAGCACTTAATAATTGATATAGATGGAGGATAATGAGGGGCGTGAAGAAGCCTAAAAAAAGGTTCAAGGACAAGGTGGTTAAAGAGCGTGTTCATGCAAAGCGCAGAGCCAAAGAAAGATATGGAATTGAGCTCAACGCCTCATCGTACGAGGAAATAAACAATATAATTAGAACAGGCAATGCTAAGCTATTAAAGAAACAATCTTTAACAAGAAAATTGTACGAGGTCAGGTATCGGGGTATTCTGCTTAAAGTAGCCTACGATAAAGCAAGGGGTCAGGTGGTAACATTTCTGCCACTACAAGACAAATATGAGTGATCTGTATTGTCACGGAGTTCCAGCCAATCACTTTCATTGTGGAGAAGAAGGTTTTAGTCATTGTAATAAATGTGTATTATTACAGTATGAATTCGACATACGAGAGAGAGATGAGATCGCCAATAGAACCAGTAGAAGGTCAGGAAAGTCTAGAAATACTGCTCGATTGGGTAGCGTATCTAGTGACTCTTCCCAAAAACAGACAGTTGTTGGATAAAATTCACCAGGTATTGACCACTAAGAACTCTTCAAAGCTTGGAGAGGATTAGCAGACAAGAGCTTGCTCTGCGATTATACTACCCCAGACAGACGTATTGATACATCAATCCAATATTAGAATCGTGTTAGCGACTTGGCAAGGGATTCGTTTTGTAACGATTTTCCAAGTTGGTAAATAGTGCGATCTATCACCCTAAGTACTGCTGTAACAACAGGGATAGCCTCTACTAAACTAACCTCTGGAAGATCATATTTTTTACCGATATTGTTAATTACAGGCACAATGACTGCTGAAATCGGGGTAGCATAGGCTGCTAGAAGGACAATTCTACCTGTTTCTTTAACAAGCTCCTTAGAAGCATCGCCTGTAGCCGCTTCTTTTTTCTCAGCTTCTTGTGATTTAATTAAATCGTTGTGATATTTAACAGCGTATTTTTCAAAGGCATTGGCTACGTCTTCTGCTGTCTTAACCTCTATACCAGTGGCCGAGAGAATAACGTCTTTAACGATCTTGTACTTGTCAGCTTGACTCTTATATTGCCCCAAACTTGCATTGTGGGTTTTGGCAGCCTCTTCTAACTTAGATGTTTTTTCACGCTCATCTTTCAAGAACTTGAGCTGTTCATCAACCATTCTCATTAACTCATCGCTATCTTTGACTTTGTAGTAGTCAAGAATCTTTTTTAGATCACTAGTTGCTGGCATAGTACTTTCTCCTTTACTAAACTCCACTGTTGTTTTTACATTATTTTTATATCGATATTCATTGTGAGTGTGGCCACCTGTTGAATTGCCTGTATCAGTGCTGTTGTCACCAGCATAGCCAATTAGCTGACCCTTTTTGACCCTCTGACCAACTGAGACAATCGCGCCTTTCTTTAAGTGAGTGGAGAATTGAATAAGTGTATCTCCGGCAATCTTGACTAAGTTGCCGTAGTCTTCTGTTTTAAGCGCTCTGGTTTTTCCTTGTCCTGGATACCAAGGATCAGACGGAGTATTTGCAATCCATGAAGTGGTAAATCGGTCAACAACCATAGTAACTTCGCCATCAAATGAAGCAAAGACTCGGTTATCTGGTGCATCGTCGTGATCATACGCAGGATGTGAAGAAGAAAAGCCTCGGTTTAATTTGTTGTTGCTTGGAGCAAGAACTGTTGGTGGCATAACTATGCCCGATTTCCTTTTATGTAATCTACTATAAAGCTAACTACTGCTGAGAAAATGATACTAAGGGCTGCAACGCCAACTCCGATTTTACCCATGATGTTTGAATTGACACTCTCTATGGATGTTACTCTTGCGTCAAGTTCTTTAAGTTCTGTATCGAACTTATCCTCTAGTCTATTGACGACTTCATAAACATCTTTGAGGGTAACTTGTGGCATTTGTTGTGTAATAGTTTAGTAATAAAACTATTGTAACAGTAAGTCCTGTAGGCTAGTCAAGTCCCCAGAGGAATTTGAGCTAGTTTGAGCCTCTTTTTGTTCTGCTGCATTTAAAATATTAAGGATTGTCTGCCATTTTTGTGCTGCGGTTTCTGGAGTATCCCCAAATCCTGGGATAGCTCCCTCAATACGGCTAATGTCGCTGTCGGTCAGCACGCCCTTTTCACCCAAGCCTCTGGAAAGAGTTGAGAGGAAGGCTTTTTTACTGTCATTGTAGGTAGCGGCTTCAGGAGAACTTTGAGAAATAGCAGCGCCAGTTCCTTTGACAAAACCAGAAATCCTTCCAGGGATACCTGCTTGACCAGCGGTTAGTCCTTGCTGTTGTACAGACCCATAGATCTGTTGCAGTTGCCCGAGAACATTCTTAGCATTTCGAGCTTCTGGGCTTAGTTGAGAGTCACCACTGCCTTGTTGTTCTAAGATAAACTTGGCAGCTGTTGGGCTAATCTCTCCAGATAACACACCCATTTGAAGCATAGTGTTTAGTAGATCATCTTGTTCAGTGCTTCCAGTATCTTGAGTACCAACTAATGAAGAAACATTGTCTTCTGGGGCAATCATTTCAGCGCCTCCCATTGGGGATTCTCCTTGAAGAAACTGTGGGGCTCTAGCAGCGGTGTTGAGAAGAGCACTTCCTGCTGCTGAATCAGCTGAAGGTAGGCGATCTACTCCACTTCTAAGTAATCTTAAAGGAGCGGTAACTGGAGAGGCTGCTATCCGACCAACGTTGCCTGCAAAACGCTGAAATCCTTCTTGGGTAATAGGAGTAGGAATAGTCGCACCTTCAGTGAAGGGAACTTTAATTCCTACTTTAGCACTCGCCTTTTGAGCAGCTGGGACAAACTCCTCTGCTAGATCAAATAAGCCACGCTGTTTTTCATTAAGAGTTCGGATAGCAGGAGAAACACTGTCGAGAGAATCTTTGACTGTGTCATAGATAACTCCCCAGATTTCTTGACGTTGACTATTATTTGAGCCCCCTTTTCTAAAAGCATTACCCATCTCTTTACGAGCTTCTGTTTTTAGAGCATTGAGCTTGGTGTTATCACCAATTGCTCCGCGTAATTTTTTCACAGCCACCTCCAGTTGTCTCTTGTTGGCAGATGATGCTGTGTCAATTACCGAATCATTAAAATTCTTTTGATAATTTTGTAATATGGTTGTTTCTGGAATTGGGTCAGACTTTTCAATAATCTTCCCAATCTGAGTTTGATAAGTATCAAAAGTTGCGTCAATCAAGTCTACTTTCTGAGTAGAAGACAGGCGATCTGTTATTCCAATCTCGCCTGCCAATTGAGCATTTTTAGCCCTATTAGCTGAGAAAAATGGAGTTGAATCAAGTTTTTTGCCTGTAACGGTGGGAAGAGCATCGTCTGCTCTACTAGCTCCACGACCACTCATTAGTTTTCCAAGTATGCCAGATAATACCCCACCAGTTGCAGCTCCAGTTACCACATCTTGATCTTGAGAATATGCTTGAGCGCCCCCTGCAAATGCACCAGGCACAACAGACTTCGTAAGAAGATTGCTCCCTT